ACGGGGCGTATAGCGGCTGTGGTAAGGTTTTCGTTAAGTGAGGAGGTGGGATGAAATGCAATATGTTGATCTTCCGGACATTTTGTTTGTGGAAGAGGATGCCATTGCGATACAGCAAAACATCGTAACTGTATATGAAGGCCTGACCGGCCGCACGCTGCAGCCCACCGATCCGGTGAGGCTGTTTTTAAATTCTCTCGCCGCGATCATCGTCCAGCAGCGGGTACTTCTGAATCAAACGGCTAAAGCTCGGTATCTCAGGTATGCTTCCGGCGTGCTCCTGGATCACGAAGCAGCTTTTTTTGGTCTGGAGCGGGCAGAGGCATCCGCAGCCATTACCACACTGAGATTCACGCTGTCTATCCCTTTGGCCTCCGTGACATCAATACCTTCTGGAACGCGGGTAGGCGCTCAGGGTGGCGATGGGGCTCTGTATTTTTCCACAATGGAATACATGGAAATTCCCGCAGGGGCCACAACCGGAACCGTAGTTGCGGAATGTTCGGTAGCTGGCACAACGGGGAATGGATTCCTCCCTGGTCAGATTTCAGTTCTGATTGATCCGTTACCCTTCGTCCAGTCGGTCACCAATCTGACTATCAGTTCAGGCGGGGCGGCAGCTGCCACAGACGAAGCTTTCAAAGAAGTAATCCGATCAGCGCCGGAGTCCTATTCGACAGCTGGGCCCAAGGGATCGTATGAGTTTTGGGCAAAATCAGCATCTGCTGCCATTGTGGACGTACATGCCTACTCTCCAGAAGAGGGACATGTTACGGTGATCCCCCTGCTTACTGGAGGAGTCATTCCGGAGCAGGATGTTCTTGATGCTGTGGCCGAAGTGTTTGAAGACCGCGGAATCCGCCCGTTGACGGACTTTGTCACTGTAACGGTGCCGATCGCAAAGAACTATGATACGGAGCTGACCTATTATATTAGCCGGAACCGTTCGGCAGAGGTGACGGCAATCAAGGCAGCAGTTGAAGCGGCTGTGGCGGCTTATCAACTGTGGCAGCGCAGCAAGCTGGGTCGAGACATTAACCCTTCGGAGCTGATTGCCAGGGTGATGGCAGCAGGAGCGCTGCGTGTGTCTGTACCTGCTCCAGCATATGTTGCCTTGGATTCGACGCAAGTCGCCCAAGAAGGGGAGACCGTGATTACCTACGGAGGGCTGACCGATGATTAAACTTCAGACGGCAAGCCTGATGGATATTCTGCCGCCGAATCTTCAGGCAGACGAAGACCTGTCAGCTGCAGCTATGGCCCTTGATGCAGAATTACAATCCTTAGCTGTGGATATCAGTAACCTTGATTTGTTCAGCCGGTTCAATGACTGGACGGATACGGAGGTTGACGAACTGGCTTGGCAGTACCGGCCGCCTTATTATGATCCGGATTTACCCCTGGAGCAGAAGCGACTGCTGGTGAAAAATGCTATTACGTTTCACCGGAAGAAGGGGACGCCAGCAGCTGTCGAGGATCTGATTACCCTGCTGTTCGGAGAAGGTCGCGTAGAAGAATGGTTTGAATACGGCGGGGTGCCTTATCATTTCCAAGTCACAACGAATAACGCAGATGTAACCACCACCCGCGCGGAAGAGTTTATCCGGGCGGTAGAGTCGGTTAAGCGCCTGTCAGCGGTCTTGGATCGTGTCACTATCTCGCAGGCGGAGGAGCTGGGGCTGTACTTCGGCGGGCTCATTCAAATGGCGGAGGAATTTTCGATATAAGGAGGGGAAAGCCGTGTCCTCATGGGGCGGAATGACACTTACGAATAAAGGGCTGGTTCTGCAGAGTAAGGCGCAGAGCGGAGTTCAATTGAATTACACGAAGGTCGCGGTAGGTGATGGCTCGCTGAGCGGGCAGTCGATTCCAGCACTGAACGGGCTGATCTCTCAAAAGAAGGTCCTGCCCATTACTAAAATCAAGACCCAGCCGCCGAATAAAGCGGCGGTCAGCACGGTTCTCTCGAATGCGGACGTTACTGTCGGGTTCTTCTTCCGAGAAGTCGGGCTATTTGCACAGGATCCGGACGTTGGCGAAATTCTTTATGCTTACGCTAATGCCGGAGCCACTGCAGATTACATCGCACCGATCAGTTCAGGGACCATTGAAAAACTGTTCAATATCATCGTAGCCGTGGGAGCTGCCTCCAATATTACCGCTACGATTGATGGTTCGCTTGTATTCTCGCTGAAAACGGAAGTAGATGCAAAGTTCAATCAAACCACCGGCCACAAACACACGGGAGCTGCCGGAGATGGTCCGAAAATAACCAGCGAGGGATTGGCAGCCGGAGCGGTAGGCACGCAGCAACTCGCCAATAAATCAGTAACGCTTGCCAAGGTATCGGACGATATCGCTTCAAAGGAATACGTAGACAATAAGTCCACACGGATTGAATTATCCTCCGTCCCTCCAGAAAACCCGGAGGTAGGGTCCATCTGGTTTGACGATAAGGGAGAGGATTACGATATCGGGGATGGGCTGATCGTAGGGAATGCGAGTTTTGATGCCTCTACAGATATTTGGTTTGAAGAGATTTAGGGGAGGTACAGACCATGCCAGACATCAATATTCAAATGAAAAATAAGATCGGGGAAACCTGGAACAAACTCTTCCCGAAGACAAAAATCAGTTTGGTGGAGGGCCTACCGGCCAAGCTGGACGATGTAGACAGCAAGTTAACGGCAGCTGCAACCAAGGCGGAAACGGACGCAAAAATTGCAATCGTTAATGAACAGTTGGCGGATACTGGGGATCAAATCTCTGAGTTAGGTACAAACAAGGCGGATATTGGATTTGTAATCTCACAAATTTCAACGATTGGCGACGGGTCTCCAAAAGAGGTTTTTGCGACATTTGCTGATTTAGTGGCAGCATACCCAAGCGGAACAACAGGTATATTTGTTGTTAATGCCGATGGACATCGTTATTCATGGTCTGGGACTGAGTGGGTATCCGGAGGATTCTACCAGGCTATTGCTCTCGATAACGGGGCAGTAAGAGCAGAAAACTTAGACCCTGGAATGATTGAGGGACTTATCATCGGCACAGCTAGAACAGGCACGCCAGGGTATGTAAATAGCGAGGGATTCAACGGATGGGGAGTTATTGCGGAACTTGATTCAATGATAGATATAAAGCGATTTTACATTAAAAAAGAGACGAATTTCACCGCCACTCAGGAAATTAGCATATCACTATGGAAATCATCCAGCTTGTCCAGCATTACCAGTGCGACGCTTATTCAGTCATTCACGTTGACAGCCGCAGCATGGAATGCGTTGTCGGTCGGACAGCTAAAAGATTTCCAACTCAGCGTTGCCCATGTTATCGATCCAAGCGCCTATTACGCTGTTACGGTATTTACCTCGGGTAAAGTTGGGGTTGCACAAGTGGGGGATATTGCCGGTCCTAAAACATTAATATTTAAAAATGGCCTTTTCAGCAATTCAGGAACGGAGGGCAACTACAGTTTGGTTAGCGGTGCCTATGGCCTGTTCGTTGAATTTCAAAGCACAAATGCTGCCAACAAGCCATTATTTTCGGGAGATCAGGTCCCTGAACATGACGCGCCGATCAAAGACTTAGCAGCAGATATGGCAATAGTCACGCAAAGTGGATTTGTATATAACAGTGAGGCGAACGGCTCAACCAGCAGCATTAACGGTTTGGGTGTAGGCGTTGCGAAGGGGTGGGGAGCTATTGTAAAACCAACCCTACTGACTATTGCGAGAGTCTCAATCAAGAAAGCAACAGTACAGCAAAAACCATCCTATTCTTCAACTCAATTTGCAGTAGGTCTATGGGAATCAAGTAGCTCAACATCATTATATGGCGCTGTGCAAATAGCCAGTTGGACTGTCCCCGTTGCAGATTGGCTGTCTTTAAGTGTAGGTATTGAAAAAATACTCACTTTGCCTATTGAACATACGGTAGACACTTCGAAGTTTTATGCACTTACCATATTTGCAAACGAAGCCTTGGATGTGCTTCTTGTAGGAGACCAGGAGCCGGAATCCATTACAAGTATCTTCCAACGCGGGATTTTCTCAAACTCCACAAGTATGGCGTGGATTGGGACTTCTGGGGGAAATTACGGAGCCTTTTTCAAACTTTACAGCTCACTGACATCAACAAAAAAAGTGAAAATTGATCCGGAACAAGTGCCTGAGCACGAAGCAGCTATTAAGTCGTTACAGACGGAAATATCTTCTGTAAACATCAGTAAAAAATATTCGATTCCACACGAACTTCATTACGAAAATCCATTGGTTAAAAAGTGCCCGGTATTTTTAGATCATTGGTTACGCAGAGATAAGGATATGTATGTTGTTTTGAGTGGCGACAGCATAGTTGCTGCGTTAACTGCTTCACAGATGGCTATCGCTGGGGTGGCTGCTGTACCTCCCACAGCCGATAGACGTTGTTTCGCGGGGAGGGTATGGGAACTTATACAGTTTGGCAGCCCGATTTATCGGAGGTTTGATTACGGGAAAAATGCGCTGATAGGGAGTTGGGACAGCACATGGGCATCAAGCGATGCCCCTGCTTTTACCGAGAGCGGCACCTTTGAGACGTACTACCGAAGCGGAGCCGGTGGACAGAGTGCTTATGACCACAACTTAGATTCAACGGATTTCACTTCGAAGATCACAAATCGTGATTGCCCGATTACAAAATTTTACTACGATGATGGTAATCGTTCTATTCCTAAACGGATTTCCAAGACCGCAAACGCAAGCGTCACATTCACTATCCCTGCCGGATTTAAAAAGTTTGATTTTATCTACGACACGAATCAGCAAGCTGATGACACGGTAACGATCACCGTGGCGGAAGGCTCAGGGAAATTGAGAGTTAATACAGTGGATCGAGTTTTTTTAGGTGCGATTGAGGCGAACGGTTATGTTTTTTCACAGCGGGAGCTTAAAGATGAGTCTGAAAATGGGTATGACAGTGGCATTCCGAGTAAGCGGCTCTTCTTCGAGAAGGCTAACATCGCTGACAGCATCACTATAACAATAACCAAATCGGCAGATACGTCTAAGTATCTGTTCTACTGGGGTGTCTCTTATTGGGGCACAGCCACTGAACCTAATGCCTGCCATATAATCAACGCAGCAAGAGGTTCGTCGCGGATGGAAAGTATCTATAACAATCGAATTTATCATTATACCGGGGTTGTTCCTGTACCGGACTTGGTGATCCAAGAATGCACCCTTATTAACAATTCGGCCAACAGTGACCCGGCAGTTTTTTTAACTCAGTTCAATGAGCTAAAAACCTATGTGGATACTCTTGAAACAGAGTATTTTTATATTATCCCACACGCCAATGTGAGCCGGCTGGTAGAGCCTTATATAAGATATTGGGATACTGCAAAGGCGGAGATCATAAAAAAAGAAGATTCATATTTGGATATTAAAAAGATGATTTATAAGACATGGCAAATGAACTATCCTAACAAAGAGGTGAGTTGGTCAGATTATGTCAATTCGTTATTAGCAGATGGTATACATCCAAACAATAACGGGTTTGATTTTTATCAGACGATGTTGGAGCCTATTTTTGACTTGATGTAATAAAGGACCAAACTGTTCACTAGTGTGTATCAGTGTGTATTGATAATCACCCGTGGATATTGGACAATATTACCATGCTTGTAGGAGGTGGTAATGCTGGCCACATCGAGACACAACATCACGGTTGAGGA